GAAGCTGAAGTTCTACCATTGAACTACATCCGCGCAGCTAAATCACTGCGATCCAGCCGGTCTGACGTGGCTAGAGTAACCGAGATTTGCACTTTATTCGTCTTTTTGGTTTTGAACACCAGCCAGCTGAACGAGATTGAGTCTACCCGTTGGCCGCTGAGCATAATGTCGGTGGGCTGGACGTAAGATCGTCAGCGCGCGGGCCGGCGTGCTCCTCGTCGTCATCCGATCATCACTTGGAGCTCTCAATGGCATTCCCGAAACCGATTCGCTACGACGTCGACAACTGGCTAGTGATACGCACGGACCCGGTCTTGCCGAAGGCGGCTATACAGCGCTTGCGTGACCGCAGCGGGGTCGAGAAGTACCTGCTGATCAAGTGGGATCTCGACCCGAAGAAGCGTGCACTGATGGGCGTGTACGAGTCGCTCGATAAAGCCAACGAAATGGTTCTTTTCGACAACCCGCAGGGCGGCCCGTCTGGGCCACCGAACGGGCGGTGACGAACCAGAATGCTCACTGCCGCGTAAAGCTGGCCATTTCACCGATGCCTATTGCCCTGTGGGCAAGGCGCTGACGTCCAGGCTCTCAATCGAGTAGCTATTGAGTGCCGCTGCCAGATTGTCATACCTGGCCCTGTGGGCCACGACGCGAATCTTCTCGAGCTGGGGTCGGGGGTGATAACCGTAGCCGGCGTACAACTTCGCGCCTCCGCCGAGATCGTTGGCCCACATGATCTCGGTGAGGTCCGGGAACATCTCACGCGCGACGGGCTCTCGACCGTCCCCAACAGCAGTGTTCAGGCAATAGCGAAATGCACCCAGCGCAATGTCAGCCGCAGAACTGAGGTTGGAAGCGTTGTCGTTTGTCATGCCAAAGAGCATTATGCGATTGTCAACGCGGACGTGGCGGTTGGACATTTTGAGGCCATGCTGGAAGAGGTACTCCAGGTGATCGAATCGGTCGTTGTCTCGATCCATCAACATGATTCCGTGTGTGTTCTCGCTCGCAAGCAACCGACTATAGGCGCCAGTGACGGTGTTGAGCGCCCAGTTCATTCGCTCGTCGTACGACTGGTTACGGCAGAGGTCATGCAGAACCACCGAGACGATCATTCGGACACCGATGTCCTTTAGCGCGGAGACCACTAGCTTCTTCGCATCACGATGAGTCGCCGGCGAGATGTAGTCCGGCCTCTCATTGGTGTTGAACTTAAGGCTGTCGCCGGCGAGGTAGCCGGCTTCTCTGCGGACACGCACAATGGCGTCGTTCACGGGTCCAATTTGCTCTGGGGTGTAAACGAGGCCTCCGACGATGAAGAAATGGTTCTCGACGTAGTTCCGGTTGGTCTCATCGACTAAGAAGGTGTGCACGTTACCCATAGTGGCCGAGCGAGCACACCGCGGATGAGCTTTCGGCCTCTCATGCCCCTCCTGGACCCATAAGTGGGGGTTACGGGTTCAAGTCCCGTGGCCGGCCCTCACGCCCCTACTCCCGACTGGGAAGTAGGGGTTTTCTCTTCTCGCCAGTTGGACCCGGACCAGGCTAACCCAGCGGAAACCCAGCGTTTTGCCGTCAATGCCTGCTCGAGGCTAGGTGCGCCGCACGCGGATCAGGCGCTCGATCTCGTCCACCGAGGGTCCGCCTGCGTAGTGCGCGGCTTCCGCCTGCGCGCGTGGGGTCAGCTTGCGTGATTCACGCATGCCCGCCCAGAATATGCGGCGCGCATCCTCGACGCATGCCTCCCGCATCGAGGGAGATGCGGCGGGTGTCAGCGGGGATCGTCTCAAGGATCCCCCACCCATATCCTTCACGACGTCGCTAGCTCTCTCGCAGGGACGAGGTATTTCTCGCGTCGTTCCGTAATGAGCACCATCAACTCCTCATAGGTGGGGCCGCCAGGCCGTGCGGCCCGTCGTACCGCCTCCTCGAGTGGATACGTGTAGAGGATCTTGTAGCAGCGTGCAAGGTGTACGGCAGCCGCTCGAATGCACTCCTCGCGGGTCCGCAAAGCAGGAGCAGGGGTCAACGGTCGAATTGAGGTATCCACACGCAGACCATACTGCGGGTACGCTCCCCGCATGGATGACCTCGGGACGATCGATGCTCCGCGATGCCCTGCCTGCCTGACCACTTGCAACGCAGCCGGAACGACGTCACACCCGTACTGGGTGTGCCCGTCGTGCCGTGTCGCGGTGCTTGTGCGGTGAACGAGGAGTGGCTCCGTCGCGGCGAGTCGGGCACTGCCGCCGCTAGACTCCCGATATCAAACAGGGGGAATCATGAAGCTCCGAATCATCGGCATCACCGCAACCGTTCTGATGCTAGCCGGGTGCTCAGCGCCGGCACCCACCGCCACCTCGGCAGTAGAGACAGCGTCGCTCAAACCGAGTCCCTCATCGGCTAGATCAGCGAACCCGACAGCCAAGGCTTCTCCGTTGAGCACGCCGGCAGCGACCGTCCCACCGTGGCCGTCCTCCGTTCCCTCAATAGTGGGCGCACCCGAGAAGGCGGCGCGGCCAATCGAAAGAGAACCGACGTACGAAGATGAAGTATTTCTCGCAGCTCTCGGAACCATCGATCCAGGCCTTACGCATAAGCGATCTCTGAACCGTGCCGCAAATACGTGTCGAGATATCGGGATGGGAAAGGACGACGCGACACTTCTCACGAACATCGAAGCCCGGTTCGAGGGAGGCACAGTGCCGGACCTTTCCGCCGAGCAGGCCGCGGCGGTACTCGATCTGATTAGGACCACCTGCGGCTAGATCCCGCGAACAACGAAAGAGCCCGGCTCGCCTCCCGAAGGAGACGAGCCGGGCTCGATGTGGTGCGGGTGCTGCTACAGGGAATGCTTGGCGGTGCCGACCGCCTGTGCCGCCGCGGTGACCCCCGTGGGCTTCCACAGACCGAAGTACAAGGCGACCGCGACGAGGAATGTGCCGATGCCCTGGATGAGGCCGGTGAACAGGTCGTAGGGGACACCGGCGTTGATAGCGGCGAGCAGCTGCGACAGCAGGCCGGCGAGCAGCGCGAGGAGCGCCAGGTAGATCGCCTTCCGAGCCGAGCTGGTTTCCTTCGTGGTCACCAGCCCCACGAGGATGGGCAGGACGATCGCCACGAGCAGCGAGAGCAGCAGGGGTAGGTTGAACGCGAACGTGATCATGGTGTTACTCCTTCGTGCCGGCGTGGCCGGCGATGGTGGCTTCGAGGTGTTGAGACAGGCGCGCCCGGTCTTCCCGGGCCGCCTTGGTGTGTTCGAGGTCAGCGTCGGCGAGCCGGCCGATGTCGCGCTGCAGCCCGCGCTGGGATGCCTTCACGTCATCGAGGCTGCGAGCCTGCTCGGCCTGCTTTCCCAGGATGGTGTCGAGCGCGTCGGTGAGCGCTTTGTGCCGCTCGTCCGACTCCTCGCGAAGGTTGGTCTTGTGCGAGTTCTGCACCTGCTCCTTGGCGATCGCGGAGTCGGCAGCCGCGGATTTCGAGTCGGTGGCCGCTGACTTTGAGTGACTGACTGCTTGCGTGACGCGGACGCCGAGGAAGCTGAGGAGGCCGACGATGACCAATCCGATGGTGGTGATGAGCGTTGTCACCACCGCGTCGCTCAAAGGATGCTCCGCGGGCGACGATGTTGGAGAGGTAGCATCAGCTACCCCCTTTCGTGACTAGTGCGTGGAGGAGGTCAACCCCCGGCCGGTTCCTGAAAACCAGCCGGGGTGCTTGTTACTTACCGAGTCGTACGCGTTCGCGTCGGTCAGCCTCGTCGGCGGAATACACGGCGATCGCCTGCGGGTCGAGGCCGGACCCCTTGAGGGATGCGACCAGTTCGTCGTAGTCGATGTCGACGCCGCTCTTGGATGCCGCAGCGGCCACAGCGCGCCGTGTGGCTTCGTGCTCGGCGGGTTCGTAACGCAGCAGCTCGCCAGCCGCAACACGCGCAGGCTGGCCGTCCACCTTTGCCAAGGGGTGCACGAGCGGGTGCGACCACACGTCGGCGGGAAGCTTCTCGGCCATCCCGTGAATGCGGTCTTCGTACCACAGGATGCTTCTGATGGAGCCCGCGAGGGTCATCCATCGGGGGGAGCCATCCGGGTTCAGCAGGCCGGTGTCGAATTCTCCGGTGAGAATCTTCACCACGTCGGCGTCAGTTATGGGCATGTCGTCCTCCAAGGGGTTTGCGCCGGATCCGGCGGTAAATGAGCCGAGTGCAGCCGCGATGTACGGCCAAGGGTCTTTGGTGGTTCCGCGCCACGGCGAGTTGCTGGCGTTGGAAACGGTGAGGTGGCAGTGCGCGCCGTCCGACAGGGTTCCGGTGTTGCCGAGCGGCCCGATGGGGTCACCCAGGCCGACGTCTTCGCTAATGCCGAGCGGCGACTGCTCATCGAGGTGCGAGTAGCCGAACCATTCGCCGGCGTCGTAGGTCACGAGCACCCAGCCGAGCGCGGCCTGCCATGTATTGACCACGACGCGTCCGGCCCTGAACGCCGGGATCTGCGTCCCGGCCGCCCATCCGTTGATGTCGTAGCCGCGGTGGCCTGTGGGCCCGTAGTACTTCGAGTTAGGCAGAATGCCGAATGCCCCGCCCCGGTGGGCTGGAGCGTAAAACTCTGCGAGCGTGGGCATGTCTCTCCTTCAATGGGGAACGGGAGCCCCGAAGGACTCCCGTCCGAATGGTTGGGTTCGGCTCGAGCGGCAATCGCTGGTCGGTCTAGCGCGGCCAGAGTTGCAGGGTGGTGCGTGGTGGGGCGGGAGCGTCGTTGGCTGTGAGCAACCAGGCCAGCAACTCCGAGGCAAGCGCGTACCTCGGGCCGGCGAGGGGGGCATTGACGGCGTGCGGCGTCGCAGAGATCAACACCTTGGCCGTCGTTAGGATCCCGCCGATATTCGTGCCCCTATCAACGAGTACGGTCGAGGGTCCGTACTGGTTGGCGGTGACGGTCACTCCGACGGGGTTGCTGATGAAGGCCCCGTAGTCCGCCAGGTACCCAGAAATGGGTAACGGGAGAGCGTCTCCGCCCACCCATTCATCGGGCGTCTGTCCCCAATACCCCATGGATGAGCCAAATCCAGCGGCAGACAGGGACCAGTTTTGCCCGTCGCCCGCGCCGACCCCGCCGTCCAGCATTCCAGAGAGGATCGGCACGTCTAGCTCCAACAGTCCCCTGATGAGTGAGCCGTTCGCCACGGGCATTGAGCCGTCCAGGCGAATGAGACAGATGACATCAAAGCCTGCAAGGGTGGAAGGGGTTGACATTGCGGACTGGTCGAAGGTCGTGACTGCAAAACCCAAGACGATCAGAAGCTCGCGGGTATACATGGGGGCGCTGTGCCCGGTTTCCCACGTGACTAGCGCTGCCGTCGGCATCGCCTACTCCGTTCCCAGGAATACGAAGCTCGCGGTTACAGTGCTCGCGCCCCCCGACAAGTTCTGGATGGAGATGGGGATGGCAGTCGACGGCGTCGCCTCAAGATTGGTGCCGTCCACCGCGGGGGAGAGCGTGGCCGCCAGTACCCCGGCCGTCGAAACATACTCGAGCATGAGGCCGTGGTTGCCGGTGGGGTCGGTGCCGATCGCGCGTGCTGCGTCCGCGGCCTGCTGTGCGACCGTGGCGTATAGGCGGATCCGGCACGGTTTGTCGGTGGAGATGGAGAGCAGGCGGTAGGACTTGGCGAGGGTGATCGCGCCCGTGTCCGTGGCCGAGTTGGCGAGGGAGGGGGTGGTGCGGGTGACCGTGGCACGGGCAGGCGGAGCGGGCGCATCGAGGAGGCCGAGCGGCGCCCAGTCATCCCCGGCCTCGAAGGTCGACGACGAGGGCTGGGAGATCGGCAGCGCCATCCATGAGAACGTCTGGTCGACCGAGTTGGCAATGAAGCTCAAGCCGGGGACTGCGCCAGCGACCGCCTCAACATAGCCCGAAGAGAACGCCTGGTTGCTGCCATTGGTGTCCTGAAAGGGGTCCAAAAGGTCTGCGGGCGCTTCGATAGTGCGGCCGGATGCCCCGTTGCCGAAAACGCCCACCCCCACCAGGCTGCCGACAGCCTCTAGCGACGAGGGGATGGTGTACGTTCCGCCGCTTCCGGTTCCCACGCCGGTGAGGAGCTCGCCGAGAGTTGAACCCGCGGCATACGCGCGCAGTACGGCCGTGTGGAAGTAGTACGACTTGCTAGTGAATACGGTGCCGGTGGACCCGTCGTGGATGCGCGTGTAGATCCCGATGTTGGGCTTGTGGCCCGTCTGGCGGTACAGGGTCGCCCAGCCGGGAACCGTGGCGTCGAGCGAGGCGTCGAGTTCACTCGCGTTGACAACGGCCACAAGGAGGTCCCCGGCGACGGCACCCGAAGGTGCGGCCAGCGGGATGCCATTGGCGTCGATGGACGTGCCAGACGTGAAGCCCCTTGACGTAGGCGGGATGCTGGCGAAGAACGGGATGGCGCGGCGAGCGACCCAAGAGCCGCCGAGGGCGTGGACGACGTCACCCGCCGCGTACCCCGCACCGGCGACCCAGTCGCCCTTGAACGCGACCCCGCCGCCGCCGGTTCCGCCGCCACCGTCGCCGATCTCCGTCCGCACGGTCTTGAACTCCGCAGCGACGCGCGCAAAGCCCGCGTCGATCTGCCCGGACAGGGACATCAGACCAGGCCGGTGTTGAACGTGGCCACGAAGTCAGTCGTGGTGTCGCCGACGGTGAGCACGGTGGCCGCTCCGGCGTTGCTGGTGGCCTGGAGCTTCTCCGCGGCGGTGAGCGTTTGCGCAGAGTCGAAGCGGACCCGGTTACCGAGAGCCGCGTTGGTCGCTGTGACGAAGGACTGGTCGGCGCTGTCGTCCGCCACCATGAGGTCCTGCAGCTCCTTCAGCGTGTCGTAGGCCGCGCCGGCCCCGCCGAGGATCTCGCTCTTGGTGGCAGCGGATGCGGTGGCGATCTGCTCGTCGGTCTTGCTCGAGGAGTAGACCGTTGTGGTGCGCGCAGTGACGTCGTCGATGACGGCGCCAGCCCCAGAGATGGACGCCTTCACCTCGTTGACGGCGGCGACGAGCGAAGACTTGTCGGTGGTCGTGAGGCCGGTGAGAGCGCCGATCTTGGAGTAGACGCCCTTGAACTCCGTCCCGATCCTGGTGGCGAGGTCCTGGATGTTGGTGGCAAGTGACATTATGCGAGTCCGTTCTCGAAGAGGAGGGTGAAAGAGGGGATGTCGTCGTACGCGGGGTGCGGCTCGGGGGCGAGGATGTGGGCGGCCAGCAGCGGCCCATCGGCGGAAGGTGGGTTGGCCACGAGGTAGGCCTCGACGGCGTCGGCGATTTGCTCAGGCTCGGCGGCCGGCAGGTCGAGGTGCTCGAGGACGACGGCGGGGAGTTGGAAGTCGGGCCCGCTGACCTTGACTGTGTAGGGATCCGCCGCCGCCGACCACAACCCCGGGAACTCCGGCGCCTCGGTGAGCTGCTCGCCGCGCACGATCGGCACCGTGACGGGCGGCATCGCCATCGGCCGAGCGATTGTGACTGGCGCCAGCACCACAACCTGCTCGACTACGACAGGGTCAAGAGCCTGCAACTTGCTCACCGCGTCACCTCAGGGCTGACCTTGATCCCGCCCTGCGTGATGCGGATGACCGTTCCGTCGGTGTGGAATATCTCGATGTCGTAGACCGCGCTCTGCCACGCCCACGCGCTTGATACGGCCGGGTCCACCGTCAAGAGAACACCGAGCCCATCGAGCACAATGTTCCCCTCGGCGGAGGTCCATGAGTGCAGCACCCCTGTGGCCATGACCGTCGCGCGCGCCTGCGCTCGGGCATCCCAGCCGTCCAAGTCGAACGCGGTGCCGCCCTCCTCCTGCAGCGGCCAGCGCATCGCCCATGTAGTGCCCTGTGGGATGGTCAGGTTGTCGGTTCTCATCGGTGGCTCCTGGTCTAATTGCATGGTCGTGAGCGGGATGGCGTTTGCGTGGATGCCAACTAGGCAAGGACCTGCGTGACGGACTGGGAATAGGCACCCGCGACGCCCGCGACAGACACGGCACGAACGCGGAATTGCCAGGTGCCGTTGGGTAGCGGCCAGTATTCGAGGACACCTTGGTCGCCGGGGCCGGCCGTCAGCGCGCGCCAGGCGGAGTCGCTGACTATGGGGAGCTGCGCCACGTACAGCACGCTGTTCCGCTCGGCGAACAAGATCCGGTCGCCGACGGCGGAGATGACCGCGACGTCCTGCAGGCTGTTGTAGTACGGGCTTGGGCTGGGGACCGTCACCTTCTCCCACGTCTGGCCGTAGTCGGGCGAGATGTAAAGGTCCGAGCTCTGCGTCATGCCGACGACCACGGCTCCGCTGGCTGTGGTCGACAGCGACGTCAGAGTCGGCCCGCTGCTCGTCGTCCAGGACCCTCCGAAGTCGAAGGAGGTGTGGATGCCGCTCGAGGTGGTGAGAACGATGACCGCGCCGTCCGCGGAGCAGACGATCCTCGAGCTGAACCCGCCGACCGGAGCGCCGGCCATCTCGCTGAACGTCTCGCCCGAGTCCGTGGAGAGCATGAGCTTGCCGTAGTAGTAGTCGACCGCGATGACCCGTGCGCCGTCGGCGGACTCGGTGAAGCATCTCGTGCCCCACGTGCCCAACGCGTTCCCGCTGCCCCCCTGCCGCCAGGTCCGGCCGAAGTCGAGCGACGAGTAGTAGACGCCATCTCCGCCGAATACGGAGATGCGCGACCCGTCGGGCGAGATCACCGGTGGGGCGTCCGGTGCTGCGCCGGGCTGATAGTTGGTTTCCCACGTCACTCCACCGTCGTGCGAGGTGCTGAGGTGCGTTTGGAATCCAGCCCAGTGGGTACCGTTGGCTGAGGTGGTGAGGTAGGACCAGGCTCCGCCGGTCCAGTTCTCGCTGCGCAAACTCCAGGTTGCTCCGCCGTCCTCGGATGCGTAGAGATCGAAGTCGGGGGCCTTCTGGGTGAAAAGCGAGTTGTTGGACAGCCGAACGCCCGTGGTCTCACCGAGCGCGCCGGAGGTCACCGCAGTCCACGACGCGCCGTCATCCGTTGAGGTGTAGTGGACGTGCGTCAGGGTCTCGTAGTCGAATGTGGACGCGACGATCGTGGCCCCGTCGGGCGAGACGACGATGCTCGAGAACGGCAGCGGCGACTCGGGCAGCTCCATCTGCCACGATGCGCCGAAGTCGGTGGAGACATACACGTAGGGGATCTCGGTATGGTTTACGTCTTGGGCGGTGGCCGCGATCACTCGCCCGTCCTGCGACGACTCCATGAGGATACGGCTCCCGAGGGTGTGGGCGAACGCGCTTCCCCAGGTGGCACCGCCGTTGGACGACGAGCGGAAGATGCTCTCGCCGGCGACGGTGAGGCGCATCCCGTCGAGAGAGACGACGGTCCTGAACCAATACCCGCCGGTCGGGTACTTCGGCGTCCCGATGCGCGTCCACGTTGCGCCGCCGTCGAAGCTCTGACGGATGCCTTCGCCGAGCAGGGTGATGGTCTGCCCGTCGGCGGAGATCTTCGCGTCGGTGAACAACCGGCCGCTGATGTCGCCGACCCCGCGCCACGTGGCGCCCGAGTCCTCGGACACGCTGAAGAAGTCTTGCCACTGGTAGCCGGCACCCGAAGTGTCGCTTCCCACCTGGGCTATGACCGAGAAGTCGCCGGAGGCGGCGACGGTTCGGCGGCTGATCGAGCTGCCTACAACGGGCTCGCCCGTGCTCGGCGCGATGCGAGCCTGCAGTTCGTGGCGGTCGATGACGATGTGGCGGCCGTTGGTGTCCTCGGTGACAGGCGGGAACGATGCGGATACCGTCGATCCACCGGCCCCGGTGCTCGACGAAGCGCTGAGGCCGCGCGGCGCTGCGGGCACCTGCCGCACGTCACCCGTGCCCGACCGCTCGAGGCGGTTGAGCCGCGTGTTGGTTCGGCCCTCGTGCGCATAGTTCAGGTTCGGCATCAGGCGTCCTGCACGGTCATGCGCGCTCGCGCTTTAGTCGGGTCGATCTCGTATCCGAGGTAACGCATCTCGTTCCAGCCGTTCTGAATCACCTTGTGATCCCGTGAGTAGATACGGAAAAGAGAACCGAACCGAATTTTCTCGATGCCGGGCCCGTAGTCGAGCGGGAGATCGAACTCCCACTGACGGATCGGCTTGCGCAGAGTTGCCAGGTTCTCGTCGGACAGCGCCTGCAGATTCACCGGGTCGTCGATTTCCTTGAATGCTTCCGCCAGCTCGAGCGCGACACCGGTCGGCTCGGCACGCGACGTGGTGACCATCATGGTCTGGCCGGCACCCTTGCCTACGGAGTAGATGACGTTCGCCCTGCGCTGTGAGTTGCGGCGAACACGGAGTTTCCCGATCGGGCACTTCGGCTGGGTGAGGTTGAAATCGAACGTCCCGCCGGCCAGCTTCCCCGAGCGCAGAAGCAGCTCGTGGTCGCCGACCGAATTCACGCGCGGCTCGAGGTCGATCTCCAGACCGAGTGCCTGCAGCCGCCGGAACTGTTCGTTCACAAACGGGAAGTCGTGATCCCAGAACTCGAAGTTCCACGGGCCCGGAGTGTTCAGTGAGGACAGCAGGTCGATGGTGATCTTGCCCTCTTCGATGAACACAGGGAAGTCGTAGTTCGCGGTCGGCCCCTCTGTGGCCGCCCACGACAACCACGGCGGGATCGAGGCCAGCGAATAGCCGTTGAGAATGAGACTGTTCGCCGACGGCTGGTCTCCGGAGTAGCCGTTCGATCCGAGCGTGGTCCGACTGCCGTAGATGGCACGAGAGTCTTGATGCCCCAGGACGAGCATGCCGGACTCGTCGTCCCAGTCGTAGTCCTGAATGACTCCGCTGTAGATGTCGACACCGTTCAGAGCGATGACGATGGACCGGGACCAGTCCTCCGTCAACTGCTCGAGCTCGGCGGCGGTGAACGGTGACGCGTCGACCGGGATGGTCGTCTGGTTTCCGGCCGTCTCGTTCACCGCCTTGCTGAAGGGTGCCGGCACCGGGAAGATCTTCGCCTGCGGGACACCCGACATGGTGTCGGTGATCGTATAGGTGAAGTCGATCATCACAGCCACCTATCATCGAGCGTCGTCGTCACCGTGCCCGATCCCGCCGCGGCCGTGAGCACCCCTGAAAGAGACTCGCCCTTGGCCACGCCCCAGGTATCCATGAACGGCGTCTTGCCGAACACGATTACGCCGGCACGCCGGAGGTAGTTCTCGGACATATCGATGGTGTGCGGGTTGCCCAGCGTTACCGGCAGGGTGGACTGGTACTTGAGCCCACCCGGGCCGGCGAGGGTGTAGCCGTCGGGGAAATCGCCGTCGACCACGTACACCGGGTACGAGATCTCGTTGCCGTCGTGGGCGATGTTGAACTGCTCACCCTGCGCCACGGCCGCGAAGGTGTGGGTGGCACCGTAGAGCACCGGTTCGTCGAACTGAAGCTCGATGTCCCAGTTGGCTCGAATGCCGCCGACGGTCTTCACGAAGGACACCTTGTCCGACACGTAGCCCATGCCCCAGACCGTCTTCCCAGGCAGTTCGAAGTCGACCCGGAACGACTCTCGCTCGGACTGCAGGGAGGTCAGGTCGAGCGAGCGATCCGCCTGTGCCTCCGCTGATGCGGTGACGCACCACCCGCCGAACGGGACGAGTCGGGCAGCCAGCTTGGACTTGCCCGGGAAGTTGCCGTCGCCGTTTCGAGCGACCTGCGGACGGCGCACGTCGACGCCGTCCAACACCCCGCGCAGTCCACCCTTCCGGATGAAGAACCCGTTGGCCCCGGCGCCTAGCACCAAGTTCCTGCTGTCGATCCTTACGCGGGCGTCACTCATCGTTCACCCCATTCCTTCCTGATTTGTCGACTCTCGACCTTGGAAGCGGCAAGCTCCGGGTCGTTCGTGCTGATGTGCCACGTATCACCGCCGCGGGTGCTCGTCGCGATCTGGCGCCCGGCAGTGATGTCGCCGTCGCCCATCGCGGTGACGCCCATCTGGCGCATGGTTTCGAGGAGGATCGCGTACGAGCGGGCGGACCCGTCGAGGGGGATGAACGACTCGGGGACGTCGCCGCGATCTCCGACAACGCGCCACGTCGACGGCGGCACAACCTGGGCGGTGTGCGACATGGGGGTGAGTCCGTGAAGGCCACCCTGCGCCATGAACTCGACGACACCCCCGTCGGCCTTCTTCAAGATGCCAGCCCCGGCACCGGAGCCGTTGAGCGCAGTCTGAAGGATCAACCGCCGGCTGGCGTTGTTCGCCATAAAGAGGTCGAGATCGATCTGGGCCTGGTCCGTGTCAGCGGAAATCACCACCGAGCCGTTAGGCAGGGTCGTGATGCGGTCCGCGAGGCTCTGCACCTTTAGCTGCTGGTCCGTCGCGTTCGACCCGAACTCCGTGACCGCCGAAGCCGGCGTCCTCAGGACCGTGTTAATGAGTGTCTGCGCCTGCTCCTCGGTGAGACCCATCTGCGTGAGCTGACCGACGAGCGCTTCGGTCGCACTGTCGTACCGGTCGGCGAGTTCCTCCTGACCTTCACCGGCGGTCGCCGCCGCGGCAACCTGATCAGACAGCGCAGCAACCGCGTTGCGCACCTGCCCCTCAAGCACCTTGCCCGAGTCGGATGCCCGTATGTTGGAGACGTCGACGCTCTCGAGCGAGAGCGCCGCGCCTTCGGCGTCAACACCGACCTGGCCAAGCGACTCGGCGAGCCGCATCGACGTGTCGTTGAGGAACCCCATCGCGACTACACCATCGCCGAACTCGTTGAACTTATCGCGGGCCCCCTCGAGCTTCGGAATGAGGTTGTCGCGCATGGAATCCGCTGCCTCTGCCGTGACCTCATCGAACCCCACCATGCTCTCGATCATCGAATCAAGCCCCGTGAGGTCGGCGTCCCCCGGAAGCCACTCGATCAGGTCCCTGATGCCCTTGACGGTTTCACGCAGCGCACCTGACACGAACTCGCCCAGGGCCTCCGTGCCGACCGCCGTCGACTCGACCATGGAGACACCGAAATCGATGGCCCCGTTCGCGAGGTCCATCATGAACTGCAGCATCGGCCCGCGGTTCGCCGAGATCCACTCGGCAGCGTCCCCCAGCGGTTCGGAAAACGCTGCCGCGAGGGCACCCTTCATACCGTCGGTAGCGACCTCGATATTTCGCTGCGCCTGCTCGAGCTTGGTGGCGTCGTTGCTGGAGAGGGTGTCGAACATTTGCTTCGCGGCGCCCTGCACCCCGTTGAGCTGGGCGACGGCGGTGGACATGTCGAGCTTGGAGAGGTCGAGCTGCAGGTCCTCGAACTGCGTTCCGAGGATGCCGACGGCCACGCGGTTGCGCTCGGTGGGGTCCTCGATCGCGTTGAGGGCGTCGTACACGGAGGCGAGGCCCGCGGCGGCGGCGGGTCCACCCTCGGCGAACGCTTTTGCAAGGACGTCGGGAACAAGGCGCGCCTGCACCAGAAAGCCGGCGGTCGCGTCGTCCCCCTCGCGCACCTTGATACCGAGCTCACGGATGGAGTCGGCAAAGAAGTCCGCGTTCGGCGCGCCGGCCTCGAGGCCCTGGTTGAGCAGCCCTAGAGCTTGGTCCCCAGAGAGGCCCAGCGCGGAGAACGTCGATGCATACTCTCCGAGGGTGTCGAGCAGGTCATCGGCCAGGTTCACGCCCTCACGGGCGCCGGCCGCGATGATGTCGAACGCGGCGTCCGCGGAGGGCACCAGCCCGGCATTGAGCATCTTCGTGACCGCCGCGGCGATCGGCTGCACATCCTCGTCGAGCACGTCGGCGATACCGGATAGCCCTTCGATGACGCGCTGCGCGCCCTTGGTCGCGGTGTTGGCGTCGATGAGGTCGAATTGCAGCGCAAGCCTGGTGGTGTCCATGTTCGCTTCGATTGATTCGCCGAACACGTTCGCGTACGCCGCACCGGCGGCGCGGCCGAGACGCAGCGCGTCGGCCTCGCTGATCCCTGTGAGACCCTGCAGGCGGTCGTTATCGACCTCGACCTGCAGCCCGTCGTTGAACGCGTCTAGGAGGGCCGTGGCGGCGGTCTCGCCGATCTTGACCACAGCGCCGACGATCGGGATTGTGGCCAGTCCGGCGATGATCCCACCGGCCAAAGCTGCGCCGCTGCGCTTGCCGCCGTCCGTGCCCGCCTGCTCCGCCTTGTCGGCGACCCCATCGAGTTCCTGCTCAGCGCGGATCGTGGACGCATCGACCTCGATCATCGTTCGGGCAGACTGCAACCCCTGGAGGTTCCGCTCTACCCGCTGGAGGTTCGCCTCGGCACGGCGCACATCGGCGGTGACGTCGAGCCCACCCAGGGCGCGCACCTTCAGGTCTTCTAGACGCTGCTTCGCCCTGTCAAGGTTTGTCTCGGCCCGAGTAACGTCTGCGTCAAGCTTGAGCGCGGTGTCCTGAGACACTAGCTGCCGGGCCGCTTCCTCCACCCGGGCCATGCTCGCGAGGGCGGGAGCTGCGTCGACGTCGATCTGCAGCTCACCCTTTGTCGCTCGGGCAAGGTCGCGTGCAGCGTCCGCAGCGACACCATACGACCGGACCAGTACCGACTCGATCTCGTCAGCTGTTTTGCTGCTCGCTCGGCCGGATTCGAGGAAGTCACGGACGAGACCGCGCGACATGCCCTTAGACGACTGAGCGGCGTTCTCGAACGCCGACTCAAATGCGTTCTCCACACGGGTCGCGCTGGCAACCACGCCGCTCGTGTCCGCGGTCACCGTCTGCGTGATTGGGGTGGACTCGATCTTCCGACCGATCGTCTGGACGTTCTTATCGGCCTGGTCCACCTGGTTCATGTCCGCAGTGAAAAGCACTTCGAGTTCTGCTGCCCTGAGCGCACCCATGGTTCACCTCCTGGTGAGCACCGCACGCAAGCGTGTGGGGCTGTCGATCAGACTGAATATCACAGCCCGCACACCGGGCCATGGACGTGCAAGAACAGCGGGGTCGTACAGGTCGATGCCACGCTCAGCGAGCTCAGCGACGACCAGCCGCCAGTTGGTGACGAGAGCCAGGAGCGACCCGTCGACGTCAGCCGAGGGCGTCTTGGCCGGCAGCGAGTCGGGGGCTTCTGGTTTCAGGTGTTGGGGCACCGGCCGATAGTCCGCATACCATCCGTCAGCATCAGATTCTCCGATGCCGTACGGTGCCCAATCCTCGGCGGTGTTCAGCCTTTTGGGGCCGCATCACCTGCGATACCCGGGCTGAGGTCACGCGGTAGCCACATCATCTTCGCGAGGGTGTCCGCGTACTCTTTGCCGCGGGCCCAGTAGAAGACCGCGTAGTAAGCCATGCGGTCAATGTTCACGGCAGGGAGGCCGTCGGCCACCATCGCCGCGTGCGCCTCGCCGAGGGCGGGCTGCTCGTCGCCGATGCTGTCAAGGATCGCCTGCACCTCAGGCGGCACTTCACCCTCGACGAGACCGAGGTGCACTTCGCCCATCACCGCGGCCGCGAGGATCATCTTCGCGGCCTCGACCGTGGGAGGACGCACCGTGTAGGTGTGCCCTCCCAGCTTGAGCTCGAGGTCAGACGCCACCCACTCTCCGAAGTCGATAGCGCTCATCGGGCTAGACGATCCGGGTGTACGCGAGGACCGGCGACGTACCAACCGGGGTGACCACGGTCACGTTGACCGAACCGGCCGCACCGTCCGGGATGGTCGCGACAACGGTCGTCGCGGACACCACCGTGAACGCGGTTGCTGAGGTCGCCCCGAACTTGACATCGGTCGCACCGAGGAGGCCGGTACCGGTGATGATGACCTGCTTGGTTGCACCCTGGCCGGGAGGCGTGACCGCGCTGAGATTCGGCGCGGGGTTTTCGCTCCACCCGGTGAACGGGTTGGCGATCTTCTCGTACTCTCCCTTACCGGTGAGGGTGATTCCGAGCGACTCGATCTCACCGCCGGGTCCGGTGTTCTGGCGGGCGGGCGCGACGGTGAAGAATCCGTGCCCAGCATCCGTGGGGTTCGGAACTCCGACGGCAGGCTTGTGGTACCAGCGCGCGTCGACGACTGCGCTTTCGCCCGTTGCTCCCGGGCCGGTGGCGCTGAGAAGCTTCTCGACCTCGGACAGGTAAAGCCCGGTCGTGAGCGCACGGTTCACCTGGACGTTGAACGCGAGGTTCATGCCCCAGCCGGTGACGTCGCTGTTCGGCGAACCGAGGTCATCGTAGGTCTGCGCGTCCTGAGTGGTCGGTGTTGGCGTCGGCTGGAAGCCGCTGATGCGGCGGACCGGCTGCCAGATCGGCGCGGCTTCGGTGCCGAGGTTGATGTCGAGGCCGTACTCGAAGCTCTTGCCGAGCGTCGTACCGGCGGGAAGGGGGACTTTACTGCTCATGTGAGAGCCTCCAAATTGTCGAGAATGATGAGGTAGTTCTCCGTGCGCATTTCGCGACGGTTGTCGTCGGCACCGGCTGGCGCCATGGATTTGCGACTGATACTGCTGATCCCTCCCACACGGGAAAGTCCATGGAGGGCCCCGAGCGACGGGGCGGCGAGAGCGTCGGCACCATCAGGCCGGCCTTGCCCGCCACGCAGCCGAAGCTGCACGCGGCGCCAGCCGAGGTCCTGCTCGTCGGTGGTGCCGTACACGCGCACGCCGGCGGCCTTGTCAGGCTCGGTGCCGATCGAGCCGTAGTAGACCACCACCGAGTCGGGAGCGTAGACGTGCGGCTCGTCGCCGGGGAGGTCGAGGTCCGAGTCGTGCCAGTCCCACCCGGGGATCTCACCGAGGATGGAGCAGATCAGCTTGGTGAGGGTGACGTCATCCAAAGGTGCCCCGCACCTCTGTCGCGATGATCGCGCCCGTGTCGATCTCTTCGGCCGCAGCCTCGAGGAACTTCGCCTGCTCGCCCGGCTTGTGCTGGTAGTCGAGGTCTTCATGCTGGATGCGGGAGATGTACGACTTGAACCCGACCTGCAGGGTGAGGTCGTCGACCACGGAGAAACCCGACTTGTCGGAGTCGCCGTCGTTGGTGGGGCTCAGCTCGCGGGCCCGCCTCAGGATCTGGCGGCCCGCCTTCTTCAGCCCCGCCTGCGCGGCCTTCTCCAACTCCGAAGCAACAGACAGATGCATTTTCATGGCAGCCTCCTACTTCAGGGACAGGACAAGGAACGAGTCGAGATCGTCGAGGCCGTTCTCGTTAGTGCCGACCGCGAGCACTTCCGCCTCGCGCTGCCGACTGGCGCCGGGCCACACGGTGACGAGCGAACCGACCGGGACATGCTCACCAATCGGCACAGTCACCGATGACGAGGAAACGACCTCGCGGCCGTCAGCGGTGCGAACGAGTCGCTGCTCGTCCTTCACCTCCGCTTTCACGGTGCGGGCCACGGCATAGCCGGTACCCATGCCGCCGGCGGGACGCGCGTTCCGGATGCTCACCGTGTGCGGATACCAGAACGGGTCATCCCAGCTCACGAGTAACTGCCCTCCGGCCACTGGCGATCGAGCGGCCGCGCCTCGGGGAAGCTCCCGACCGGGAGCCCGCTGGGCGCCGCAGCGCACAGCGAGCGAAGCCCGAGGATGTCATCGGGGCTGAACGCCCCGGCGACGTCGTTGTAGCTGATCGACGTCCCGTTCCTGCTGCGCGACTTCACCCGGCGCGCGCCAGGAGCGGGCACCTCGGCTATGACGCCCTTGAGGATCGCGATCGCATCGAGCCGACGGTCGTCGTCCTCGGGGATGGAATTGAGGCAGGGGGCGATGGAGCGCGCGCGCACCAGGATGCGTCGCGCGAGATCCTCGTCAGAACTAATTTCGGCCGGCTTGATCACTCCATCGCCCCCTTCTCGTTACTTGACTGCCGGCTTGGCGCCGGACTTGGCCGCCGGCGCGGGAGCGCTGACCGCAGGCACAACGGGCTCGGCCGGGACGACGGGCTCGGCCGGGACGACGGGCTCGGCCGGGACGACGGGGTCGGGCTCGACCTCGAGCTCAACCGGAGCGATGAGTCCCCGCGCAGTCAGACGCTCGAGCTGCTCGGAGTCGACGCCCTCAGGAACGAGGTCTCCGCGCTGCACGAAACGTGCAACACGGTTACCGCCGTTCCCGCCCAGCGAGACCTTGGCGAACGCCGCCGTCACGATGTGAAGCGCGGCGGTCACGGGCGCGTTCCGGTCAGGTAGAACGCGGCGAGCGGGTTGGTCACGATCGGGACGTGTGCGTTGCGGCCCTGAACGTGAGTCTTCTCACGCTTGGCGTCACGCTCGGTCATGACCTCGACGCCGGTGTCGTTGCCGACAGGCCGGTACTCGGGGGAGGGGATGTTCTCCCGGGCGATGCCACCGAGCCGGCGGCGGTCCACGAACAGCGGGTCGGTGAGGTCGTCGCCGTCGTCCGAGATCCAGGTGATGCCGGCGATCGTCGGGAACGCACCAGAGCGGGCGGTGTCGTCGTTGCTCGGCAGGATGTCGAGCAGCTCCGGGATGACCTCGGCGTACTGGGTGCCGGGCAGCACAACGGTGTCGATGTTGTAGCCCAGCTTCTGCGCACGAACGGCCGCCTGAACGCCCAGGGCGTCCTTGAAGATCTGCTTGCCGGTCGTCCACGTGCCACCCGCGACGCGAGTGTTCGAGATCGAGGAACGGATGACGCCGAGCGCCATGTCGTTCGCCGAGAAAACGAGTTCCGTCTGCAGGAACGCGAGTGCGTCGTCGACGGGCTGACGCTGGAGGCGACCGATCTGCTCGTCGGTGACCTCAGTCGCGAGGCCCTCCTTCTGAGCGGCGTAGAACTCGTACTCTTCCTGCGAAAGAGTGGTGAGCTTGTACTCGCCGCCAGGTGCGACCACCTCGGCCCCACGGTCGGTGCGGATGACCTCGTTGACGGGGATCGCGATCGCGCCGCCCTGGATAATGTAACGCCCGGCGAGGAGGTAGTTACCGATGAACTGCTGCGCGGAGAGGATCTCGCCCAGACGACGCGCGACCAGGGTCGGCGACTTCAAGAACGCAATCAGGTCCGCGGGGGTGGCTGTCGACAGCTGCGACGCCGTGTACGGGTAGATGTTCATGTGCGGTAGCTCCTTTCTTAGAGCTGGATGGCCTTGACGGGGGCACCGTCAACGGCGGAGGACAGGGCGAGGAAGATCGGGGCGCCGGCGGCGAGCGTGCGGACGCTTCCGGCAGCAGCGGCCTCGAGCTTCTGGCCGCGGGCGATCGCGCCGGCTGCCTTCAGCTCGTGGATGGGCTTGCCGACCTCGACGGTGAGTTTGTCGCCGACCGCAGCGTCGTGGCCGGCAACGCCGACCACCTTCGCGGAAGCAGCGGCAGCGGGGGCGACGGAGAAGTCGACGCTGCCGACCTCGACGACCTGGCCCGCGGTGACGGCCGTGGTCACCCCGAAGGTGACGGTCTGACCGGGGCGGAACAGGGGCAGGTAGCTCTTAGCCATTTCAGGCCTCCTTCGTGTTGCCGTAGACCGCCGCGTAGGCACGATCCTCGGAGGTGGTGGCGGCGGTCTCGACGTCGTCGGACAGGCCGATCTCGGTCACCGGGACGGTGTTCTTCGCGAGTGAGCCGATGAGGGTCGCGGTGCCCTCTTCGTTCGCAGCGAGGTTGGTCAGCCACATCTCGCGTGAGGCGGGGGCGATGCGGCCCTCGTTCACGGCGGCAGTGACGATGGCCTCACGGCGGGCGGTGTCCTGCGCTTCGCTTGCCTTGCGACCCAGCGCGGCGGATGCCTGCAGGTCGGTCAGCAGAGCGGAGTCGATCAGGACGGTGCCGTCCGGGATGGCGGTGGTGTCGGTGGCCTGTTCCGCGAGAACCTCGTCGACTGCCGTGAGGAGCAGCTCGTCGGAGATCGCGGAATCGGTGACGCCGAGCCGCTTGCGGAGGCCATCCTTGAGAAATGCACTCATGTCGAGTGGGTCCTTTCGGTTGGGGTGTCCCGGCTCGGACGAGCTCGGGAGATCGTGGGACCGGGCAGCTGCCCGATTGGGGAGGGAGGTGACGCGTGCGAGGTAGTCGTCGTCGTCATCGGGAGCGGTGAGCACCAGCTCTTCCGCCCCGACCGTTTCGGTTTCACCCGCGTCGGGGATGACCGCGACGCGATCGGCCAGGCCAAGCTCGACGGTCTGTGCGGCGGTCATCCACGTGTCGTCAGCGAGAAGCGCCGTCCAGCTCTGCTCGCCGGCCTTGGCCGTGTAGATCTCGACGATGGAAGCTTCGACGCCGTCGAGCATGTCGGCCGCCTTGCGCAGCTCCGTGGCGTTGCCGCCAGCGAATGACCACGGGGAGTGGATCATCATCTGCGTCCCGGGCGACATCACCGTCTCGTCACAGCCGGCGGCGATGAACGACGCAGCCGACGCAGCCAGTGCGTCAACGACCGCGGTCACGGTTGCCTTGTGCGCCCGGAGCATGTTGAGGATGGACAGGGCCTCGAAGACCTCGCCGCCGGGGCTGTTGATCCGGAGGATGATCTGAGTGACCGATTCGGGAAGGGCATCGAGCACGACGCCCATGTCCTTCGCGGAGACGCCCCAGTAGCCGCCCCATGAATCGATCGGGCCGTACATTCGGATCGTTGCCACCGTGCCCTCGCCACTCGGGGCCGGGGTCGTGATCGCGTTGAAGAACTCGGCCTTGGAGGTCGGCAGTGACGCCTCACCCCAATAGCGGTTCCGGTGTTTCGTGGTCATGCTTCCTCCTGTGAGGTGTCAGGTACGGCGCCAGCCGGTGATTTGTCGCCGAGACGCGCGCTGGCTCGCTTCACCAGGTCGCGGGCGTCGGCCTCAGTGACGACGAGGCCGACTCCGAGGTAGATCTTCTGGATGATCTCGGCCGCAGCTCGATCCAGTTCTGCGTCGGTCATGGAACTGCCCGACTCCCCGTCCGAGGCGGATGGGTCCTTAACTGGCAGGCTGAACGCCGAGCGCATGAACGCCTCGAGCGTCTCGTCGGCCTTGATCACGCCAGCATCGATCAGGCTCTTCAGCGCCTCCGCGGTGAGTGACCCGCCTGAGCCGATGGGCTTGAACACGATCCGGGGCGCTGGTTCCGACTCGTTCCAGTTCCAGTCGACGAGATCCTCGACGACGTGGGCCTGGGTGGTGTCCCTGATGTGCGCGGCAACGGCGTTGAGTGAGCTAGTGAAGAAGTCGGCGAACGTCGATCCGAGCGCCCACGAGCCCGTCTCGGTGCCTAGGTTCAGGAAATGAGCCAGCACCGCGCGGGCGATCTGCTCGTCGTGGTAGCGAATGGGCTTGTCCGTGTCGGGCAGGTCGCCTGTGACACCCATCAGGGTCAGCTTCGATCCGTTCGGGATCGAGGCGCCGGCAGCTTCACCACCACGAAAGCCCTTTGCCAGAGTGAGGCCTGAGGCCTTCTCCGACAGCTGCCACTTCTCGCGGTCCTCAGGAGACGCGGTGTCTGGCACCGGAGCAGCCTCGTAGACAGGCACGCCAAGGCCGTTCCGCTCGACCGTGAGGGCCTGAGCCCGCAGCATTCGGTCCTTCAGTAGCCAGTTCTTGTACGGACTGCGGAGCAGGGACTGGCCTATCCAGTTGCCGCCCTCGCGGTCGTTGACATAGGCAACCAGTCGGTCGACAGGGATCGGGTCCTTCACCCCGTACTGCTCGATGGAGATCAGGCCACCATCGCGGGCAACGTTGATTTTCGAGATACTTCGCGCCGGCCGCCACGAGAGCTTCTTGAGCCGCAGCCTGTCGCCCTCAGGCCGGTAAACCTGCTCGAAGAAGGAGTGGCCGTGGACCAATTCGAGCAGCGCCATCCGCAGGTGTTCGCCCCACTGGAATCGCCCCTTGGTCCGAAGTGCGGGGACAGGGTCGCGTCCCTTGACCGGCAGGCCAAGGTCGGCGGAGACCAGATCCACAACCTCGGGCCTAGCCGAGGCTGGGTCAATCATCCACTCAGCCCCACGGATCGGGAGCGTGACCGCACGCAGAACCGATCCGACCTGTGAGTCCTCGCGGCGCATCTTGTCGTACACCTCGAGGTTCCGCGGCCACATGAGATCCGGATTCGTCTCGTGAGACTCGTCTGCCAGGGTCGACCACGACGAAAGCCCTGCGACGTTTACTTGGTACCCCTGCTCTTCTGGCACGTGGCACCTACTTTCAGTTGGGTTAGAACGCAGCGATCGCGAGGTTCACATCGGACGACGAGACGTCGTCGCGGGTGACCATCTCGGCCGGCGGTGGGGGAGGTGGAGTTGGGGCGACCGGCGGCGGCGCCAGGACTTCGAGCCCGTACAGCGCGAGCGACATCGCGATGAGACCTGAGATGTCAACCGGCAGGGACTTCGGCCGTGACCATGCCTTGTTGTCGCCGTACCGCACGACGACGCCGTGCTGCACAGCCATGTCGATGTCGGGCTGGTTGACGACGACGAGGTTCTTGTCGCGGACTGCATCCTGGTGGCGCCCAGTCGCGATCGCGTACATCGGGCCGTCGATCTCGTGGACGATGAGTCCGAGATCCTTGAGCGGCTTGACGAACTCCATCGCCGCGCAACCTCGGGCGTTCAGGGCCACCTCGCGGTGCCCCGATTCCTCTGCCAGAGCGGCCATGTACGCGGGAAACCACATCATCCCGGCGCGCTTGATCCGGCTGTAGGAGAACGGCTTGCCGTCTTCGGTGTAGACCGCGGACGAGAGCCACGTCGTGTTCCGGTCGTCTGAGACGTCGACGCCCCACACGGTGCGGCCGCCCTTCGGGATGTGGACATCCTTGATGGACACGACCAGGTCGCGGTAGTCGGTGGATTCGATGAAGTTGTTGACCTCGGCTGTGACCCACTGGCCCAGAACCTCAATGCGCTCGACGTTCTTTTCTTTGGCCTCGGCCGCCGCCCGCATCAGACCGGCGATGGTCATGCCGGGCAGGTAGCCGGCGCTCGGGTTCGCCTGGCGGAACGCCTTCGGATCGTCGAGGGTGGCGTCCTCCTCGGCCGACCACTCAGCTACGAACCACTGAGTTTCCGGGTCGTTGACGCCCTCGTGCGCGGTCGCCCGCACGTCCTTGAGGACGCGAGAGCGCTTCGTGCCGGCGTTCGAGAAGGCCACCAGCAGCGAGTCGAACATGGCGTTCGCGGACTTCTCAATCGCCGACCATCCCTCGTAGTCGTACTGCTCGCGCAGTTCGTCGAGGAGGAGCCGCGCGGCGCTCTGGCCGCGGGCACCTTCGAAGGTTCGGGGGAGGTAGGTGCTGCCGCCGTGGGTGCGCAGCTCGGTCTCGCCGTTGGTGGTGCGCGGAGGGTACGTGTACGCCTGCAGCTCGGGCACCCGGTCCCGGGCGATGCCGACCTTCGGGTCGTCGGGAGCACCCCACTTGCGCACAGCCTTCCAAGGCTTCATCGCGATGTCGAGCTTCTGGGCGCCGCCGACGACAACGAACTCGTCCTCGGGCAGCTGGTCCGTCCAGCGGCCAGCGTCGACGTACAGCCAATACGCGGCGAGCACCGCGGCGATCATCGTCTTGCCGTTCTGCCGGCCGACGATCACGAGGGCCTTGCGGAACCGCAGCAAGCCCTGCTCGTCGATCTCGAGCATGTGGATCAGGAGCCATTCCTGCCAGGGGAACAGCTTCACCAGCAGGACGTTGGTCGCGAAGTCGATGACATCGAAGCCCCGGGAGGTCTCCGGGGTTAGCTTGCGGAGAGGCTGCGTGTAGATCCGTGGCTTCGTGCGCCCGAGTTTCTTAGCGGACACACCCACCTCCGCGGAGAACTAGCTGGCCACCTGCCCCCGGTTGCGGAATGAAGGCACCGCGGGCGGCCCCGCACCCACCGGCTTGGCTGTGGAGGACAGCTCGCCGCGGCCACCCGGCGTCAAGCCGAGCGATTCGGAGTACTTCAGGTAGGTCGGCAGCGACACGTTGTCCGCTGCCGGCGGTCGGATCTTCGAGTCAGGGTCGCTCGCGATCTGGTCCAGGATCATGTCGAGGATGCTGTCGGAGTTGTCGACCTTGTGTGCGAGAGTCAGCAGCGCGGCGATCGCGCCGGCATCCTTGCCCGTCGCGTCGAGATGAGTCGCGGCACCGATCGAAATCTCAGTAGCGGTGACAACATCGCCGATTCCGTACCCTCTATCCGCGCACGCGCACGTGCGACCCCCCTCCAGGTCATCGGGGAGGGAGGACAGCTCCCCCTGGCTCTGGTCCGGCCCCAACTCCGAGGCTGGATTTTCTGGTGAATCGGTGTCGACAGGCCTGAACGTGGGGTGCTGGGAGCCCGTGCGGGCCCGGCGGCGGCCTTCCTTCGCGAGTAAGCGCATCTCAGCAGGTGTGAGGGTGACGGGAGGCTCAGTAGCGGGCTCACCGGTGGGAGTGAACAGGTCAGGTGACGAGGCGGCGGCTTCGATGCGGTCAGCGAGTACTCGGACACTCCGTGTCAGGTGACCTCGAAGCTCGGTGCGGTTGACGTCGAAGGTGTTGGCGAGAGGCTGCTCGGCGGTGTTGCCTCGCAGCTTGGCGAGCACGCTGGGCAGCTGCTCCGTCGTGACGAGCACGTCGCGGGCCTTGGAACCCTCAGGCTGGCTGACGATCCCACGTGACTCGAGCATGTCCATCAGGCGGCCGGCCTTGGCGAACCCCACCCGGAGCTTCCGCTGCAGCATGGACGTGGACCCGAACTGGGTGGATACGACGAGGTCAGCCGCAGCGAGCAGCAGCTCGAGGTCATCACCGACGTCGGCGACCGTAGCGGCCTCGACGACTGTCGACTCTCCAGTGCGCATCGGTACCTCGAAGGTGATCAAGTCGATGGGCAGCTCATGGTCACCAGCACTGACGAAGATGGTGACGGTGAGGGGCGTGGGCTTGACCTGGTCGGTCATGCGGAGCCGAGCGAGTGGGCGCCGTCCGCCTCGTGACGAAGCTCGGCCGGCGACTGGGTGACCAGCTGCGACCCGCACTCAGCACAGGTGAGCAGGATGGCGCCGGGTGCGAGCAACTCGTCCTCGATGCGGTCGGCGAGAGTGCGCAGCGTCTTGGCGACCTGGGCACGCAGCTCGGTGCGGTCGACGTGGACCGACATCGTCGCCGTTGTGTCGGCGTACGTCGTGCTGTCGATGGCGCGCAGCGGCACCGTGAACTCGACAGCTCGGCCAGGCAGGGCCGTGTTGCCCATGCTGACCGTGATCGTGCCGGTCATGCTTCCGAGCTTCGCCATGATGTCTCCCTGAGTTCGAGTGAGGCCGGCAGCGGACGCTGGCGGGTTACGGTATTGCTCGGCGCATGCCAGCGCGTGCAGCCTTGTGCGCGTGCTTGCGACGCTTCTCGGCTTGCAGTGCATCCGACTTGGCCCATGAGCGCCGCATCTCATCCAAGATGACTGTCGAGCGCGGGAGCGGTCTGGGCTTCAACGGGATGTACGCCTCGCGCCGGTCGGCGGGCAACCCCAGCCGCGGCTTGTCTGCTGCTGACATGGTGCCTCCTTCGGTTCGGATGTCGGTTACCACCAGTCGGGCACGGCCTCGCCGAGACCCGCAGTGGGTGTGCGCTTCCCCCGGCTCAGGTTGCAAGCCATGTGCGCATGACGGAAGTTCGACCAGTCCTCCTGGAGGTCTGGTCGATCGCTGACCGTGTGGAAGTGGTCGAGGTTGTGCGAGTCCGAAGTGGTGTGCGGCTCAGCGACGTAGTCGATCGCCGTGAGGCACAGCCAACAATCCGACAGGACCCGCACCTCAGAGTCAGCGGACTGCGACTGAGTGCGGCCCTCTTGGAAGAACTCGTCACGCAAGGCGTGCATGCGGCGGGTGTTCGTCCGGGCCATCGTCCTACCTCCACCTGTTGCTTACCGAGGCGGGCAAGAACCTCATCGATGTGGGCGGGCCAGTACGCTGTGAGGCGGACTCTACTTAGGGGAGAACCATGCACGCATTGGTGCAAGATGCGGCAGCTGCGACAGATCCGTGGGTGCAGATTCTGGGCGCTGCCATCCCGACGGTCGTCGCGCTGGCATCAGGCTTCTTCACCGCAAATGCAGGATCGTTGCGAAAGTCGGAACGACTCAGCGAGATCGCCAGCAAGATGGATGGCTCTTCGGAGCGGAGCCTCATCGAGGACTTGAGGGACGACTATGTGACGACTTGGGCGCTGAAGCAGATGGCACCTATGTACAACGGCCTCCGGGGAATCATGATCGCCGTGTACGTGGTAGCCGGCACCGTCCTTGCGGCATGGCTATTCATCTCGATAACTCACACAGACAGCTTCTGGACGTTGTTGTTGCTTTATGTCGCCGGTCTGGTTGTCCTTGCGATTGCCGTCATTATTCAGCAGCTCCGCAACCTCAAGCGGACCAAATGGATGCGGACTGAACGCTCGCACCGTTACATGAGGCCACCGCTGCATTCCCGGTTGCTAGCGGCGGCGGACGTCGGCAACTAGCGCACGACTGCGCTTGAGGAAGCTTGAGGCGCCAATGGGCGGGGCAGGCGGGCCGGGATCACATTGTCCGTGCCGCGCTCTGCCCCGCTCGGAGTGCCCGCCGGCATCTCTGTCCCATTTGGCTAATGCTCACCCGGCTCGGTATTCACGCGCGCGCGAACACAACGTCGCGTCGTCCCGGGTACCGGGGAACTAGGGGCTGCATCAGTGTGGACACGTGACGGCGGGCAGGTTCCGACCGGGGGCACCCGGTCGGAAGCGCTGGTTAAATGCAGAAGGCCCGCCGTTTCCGGTGGGCCCAGTTCTGCACTACGTGAACCGTAACACAGTTATTCGCACGTTTCGCATGGTTGTCAAGTCGGGTCTTGCGTGTCGGGCCCGAGGGCCTTGGCGTCCGCGATGGCGTCGAGGACGAACTGCTCGCGGTCTGGTGCCGCCACCGCCTTCTGCTGATCGTGGACTGACTCACAAGTAGCGGCAATGATCAGAGAGTAGGCGGCTTCGGCATCGCTGAAATTGCGGGCCGAGGGACCACGGGGCTCGCCGGTTCTGCTTGCATTGGGGCGAGCGCCGCCTGATCAACTCCTACTCGATTCTGGGGTGCTACGGGAACAGTTGTGGCAGCGGGAGCCTGGATAGCCGCGGGAGCATCGGGCTTCTCGTTTTCATCCGACTTTTCGTCCTGGGGCTCAAAGACGATGAGCAAGTCGTCTAGCTTTCTCGCTTGGCTGCTGGCATCGAGATAGTCCTGGTACTGAGTGCGTGCGCTAGCAATCACCGCATCATAGAGGCGGTAGGTGCCGTTGAACTGCTCGAACTGGTTGTCTACGAATTCGTCTTCGGTGATCTTGATTCCCGCAACCCACCCTCGAGATCCGGGCCGTTTGCCGAGGACGAACACCACCTCAATATTCGGAATCTCCTTCTCCCGTTGCTGCTGAGTGAGGATGCTAGCTAGGGCCTCGGCATACTTCGCACCCTGCGCGGCGAGTTTCGTCGCGTCCACCTTGAGGTCATAGCGCTTGAGCTCGACAATGACGTGTTTTCCGCCGACGGTCTTGTAGCGGATGTCGATTCGACCTGTGATCTCCCTGTCGAGCTTGTCCTTCGCGAAGAGCTTCGGTGCGAGCTTGCGGAGGTTCTCCTCCATGGTCTCGCTGCCGGTGGCGCGCTCCCAGGAAGGGTCTAGTAGCCAGAGATGATCGAAGAGGTGCTCCTGAAGGACTTTTTCCTTCTCGTTGATGTCGGTGAGGTGCTGCAGCTTCTCGATCGCTTGAACTCGAGACCGAAGAATGTCAACCCAGAGCCCCGCTTCATACGAGTCTTGCTGCCCGAGGAGCGGCAGGAGGTCAGTCGCAGTGACCTTGCTCAGGAGGTCCAGATCGTCGGATGACTTACGAAGACCCACGCGAGCGAATGCAAGAATTCCCGACCGAAAGAGTGCAGAGCGGTCCTCGGCGGCGTCCTTGCCTTCGAAGGGCAGGCTGGCAATCGTGCCGACCATCGTCCGTGCGCTGTCCTGCTGCCACGGTGGAAGCTCCTCGAGCCATTCCTGTAGCTTCGGGTAGCGCTTAAGGGCGTCAACAGCTTCGCGCTTTGGGCGCGCGTTGCTCCATTCCTCGGCGGCGGACAGGAACGCTTGCCGCAAGAACTTCTGCAGCGCAACGACCCGCTCATCGTCCTCGATCAGGCGCTGTCTATCGCTAGTTGCAATGTCTTCGTAGCCGGGCTCGTCGAGATCCAGGAAATCTGCCTCGATCTGTCCCGTCACGTAGTTGCCGAAAAGTCGGCTGAAGTCGAGCTTCTCGATGATGCCCTCTTGTATAGGGCGCTTCCGAGCGAGCACGATGATGTTCTTGAGGCTGCCAGCATCCTCATCACTGGTCAGATCAGTCGGTGTCTTAGTACTGCCGAACCAACCTGTTACCTTCCAGCCTTTCTTGATATCAACCATGCCCGAAGGAATTTTGAAGCGCTCGATACCAGCCGGCAGGGCAACATCGGGGAGGGGGTCGCCCGGGAACTCCCAGATGAACTGAAGCTTCTTTAGCTCCTGGCGATCGGCGTAGGTAATACGTTTCCCGTTGACCAGAATGTGAAAGCCGCCTTCTCGCAAGGGGGTTTCGTCGATCACGTCAAACCTGCGCGCGAGGCGCTTTCGGAGTGCTGCAGAAGTGAGACCAGCCCGCTTACTCTTGAGTTTCGACAGTACGAGAGTGGTCCCCTTCACCTTGTACTCGTCGGGGACTTCAACGGGCTGAGGGTAGTACTCCTCTTCGTTCTGGATGTGTTCTTCTAGGTCTGCAACTCGGATCACGAAGCCATGGGCTTCGCCATCCTCCGTCTGGCTGTACACCTCGACGACCTCGGCGAGCGAGAACACAGAGAGTTTGCCGATGCCCTTTCGCCCCATGTACGGACGATGCCACTTAGGTGACTCGATACCCTCGATGGCGCGCTTTTTGTAGCCCGCCTTGAGGAAGCGCGCATTGAGCTGAGCAACATCCATCCCAGATCCATCGTCCGTGACGACGACCTCGAGGAGCTTCTCTTTTCCCTCGTCGTCTGCGTCAGCGCGCGGGCGCCAAGTAATGCTGACCTTCCCCGCGTCGGCGTCGTAGGCATTAGCGACCAGCTCAGACAACACCGCAGCTGCGTTGCTGTACAGGTTGATTCCCAGCGACTCTAGAACGGAAAGTTCAACCGTCATCTTGAAGGTCTTGTCAACGATGCGCGCGGTCGCGTCGTCCTCGGCAACTAGGGACACATCGTTCTCCTCTTCGAGCGGCGTCACATCGGTATCGTTCATTTCGCTGCCGTGAGTTGCGCAGCGATATGAGCTACTGCCGCTCGCCCGACTTCTGCGGCGATGGGCGGCGGCACAGCGTTTCCGATCAACCTTGCGATCTGACTCTGGTTGACGCGCACGTCGGACTTCACCAGTTTGTAGCCCGGCGGGAAGCCTTGGAGCAATGCCGCCTCGCGAAGGGTGATGGATCGATCCTGCTCGGGGTGGCCGAACCGACCTGCGCCGAAGTTGCCCGACATGGTCGTGATGGTCGGAGATGGCTTGTCCCACTCCATCCGGGCATAGACGTTCTTGAAGGAAGAGCCCGACGCCTTGCGGTGACACGGGGACAGGAGTTCCTCCGGCCAGTCCTGCCACGTGCCGCCCGGCGCTGACGCGGCGATGCGGCGAAGGTTGAGCGGCGATAGGTTCCTAGCCACGTGCAACGGGTCCTTGCCATCAGCCTCGCCAGACGCGAGCTTGGGAAGTCCCCCGATCACTTCCCGAACAGTGCGGAAGTTCGCCTCATCAAGAGAGCCGTCGGGCACTTTGATCGGTCCGAGCCGGGATGCGAGCAACACAAGCCGCCTCCGATGCTGCGGAAGGCCGAAACGAGGACCGTAGCAGCTCTTCCAGTCGACGAAATAGCCGAGAGCCTTGAGGTCGTTCACGAACTCCTGGAAGACCGCTGACGTGCCGATGCGGGGTACGTTTTCCATCGTCACGAGTTCGGGGCTGATGTCCTTGACCAGGCGAGAGAACTCTCGCAAGAGCGGCCACTGCGCCTCCGCTGAGGTGTCCACGCCCCGGCGGTACGGAGAGAATGGCTGGCAAGGTGCGCAGCCCGCGAGCATCCGGATGCTGCCCGGTGTCCAGAGTGGCTCGAGGTGCTCTGCGGTGATCTCTCGAACGTCTCTTTCAATGAAGGGGGCGTCGATGTTGGCCTCAAACGCGTACGAGCAGGACGCGTCAATGTCCACGCCGCCCACGACTGAGATGCCTGCTTCCTGGAGTCCCTGCGAAAGTCCACCCGCTCCGCAGAACAAATCGATGGCGCTGATTGAGGCTAGTGCAGACGGCATGGTCTCAGACTAAGGGAACATTCAGCAGACGTCGACGTGCGACGAGGCATTCCCAAACACCGTCAGACCGGCCCGGTCAATCAGTGGGACAAAAGCACTGGCCACCTACGACACGAAGGTGGTCGCCTGCGCACAGCTTCTCGTCGCGTGCGGCCAGCGCTTCTGTCTCCGCTCTCCTGCCACGAGACGGCTGGGAAGGGGCGGCGCCTTACCATTCAGCCTCGAAGCGGCGCGCACGGCGACTGCGGGAGCAGGCGACTACTGGTCCGCTCCCGGAAGCTATTCCGCTACCCCGCCGGCGCCACTAACTCGACGCATCCACCTGGCAGGACCTCAATAATTCCGCGGGCCATCAGCTCCTGGCCTGGTCCGGTCGGCCGCGCCCGCGCTTCGAGGTGCGCCAGCTCGACGTCCTCGATCGCCAACCTGGTCACCCGGTCGGTGTGCTCCTCGAAATCGGTCATGCTTTCCTCCTCGCTGCTCTGGGACGCCCAACCTGGGCACTCGACTTCTTCGCTGCCTCAAGCAGCTGATCTTCCCGGCACAGGTCGAGCGTGAACGCCAACAGCCCGCGCTCCTCCCACCGGTAGATCGTGGATAGGTTCTTGCCGACCCGCACCGCGGCGTCTTTCCTGTTGAGGAACTTCATGCTGCCTTGCCCTCCTTCTTGCTGAATGCGACAGCCCACAGACCGTCGTCGTCGTCGT